GGGAGCAGAGCAAATCTTTACGCGGTATCGTCGAGAAAGAAGCGGGCATGGAGGTGGATATCTGGGCGTCCGCGTCTATCCAGAAGATGTTCGACAAGCTCGACCTCGAGTATCCGAGGACCGAGAAGGGCGCACCATCATTCACCAAGGCGTTCCTCAACGAACACCCAGCCAAGATCGCACAGGTTCTGGTTAAGCTGCGCGAGTTTGACAAGGCTGACAGCACGTTCATCGACAGCATCCTGCGCCACGAGCACAACGGTCGGGTCCACACCGAGCTTCACTCCACACGCAGGGACGAGGGTGGGACTGTCACAGGTCGATTCTCTTCCTCGAACCCCAACCTTCAGCAGATCCCCGCCCGAGATCCGGACATCAAGAAGCTGATCCGAGGACTGTTTATCCCAGAAGAGGGGTACAAGTGGGGTTCGTTTGACTACTCGAGCCAAGAGCCGCGGTTATTGGTCCACTTTGCGTCGATGATCCCGTCTGCGATCAGGCATCCTATTGTCGATGATGTCGTGGAAGAGTTCAACACCGGAGACGTTGACCTCCACCAGATGGTTGCGGACTTGGCGAACATCACGCGCAAGCAAGCCAAGACCGTGAACCTTGGGATTATGTACGGCATGGGCGTGATGAAACTCGCGGACCAGCTGGGCATTTCCAAGGAAGACGCCAAGGATCTGATCGCAAGACACCACTCGAAGGTTCCGTTTGTCAAAGGGCTGGCCGATCTTGCCAGCAAACAGGCAGATAAGAACGGGCAGATACGCACGCTGCTGGGCCGCAAGGGTCGCTTCCACCTATGGGAGCCCACTGTGTTCGGCGCGGGCAAGCCACTGCCCCACGATGAAGCGATGAAGGAGTACGGCGGCCCCGGTGGCAGAGGCATACGACGCGCCTTCACATACAAGGCGCTGAACAAACTGATCCAAGGATCGGCGGCCGACCAAACAAAGAAGGCCATGCTGGATTGCTACAACGAGGGCTACACGCCTATGCTGACAGTGCACGACGAACTATGCTTTAACATAGACAGCCCCGAGCAAACCGCTCGGATCAAGGAGATCATGGAGACGGGGATCAAACTAGCTATCCCGTCGAAGATCGACGTAGACATTCAAAATGATTGGGGAGAAATCGAATGATGAATATCGAAGACATGAAAACACTAGGCCTTAAACAAATGCACACCGTCCAAGTGGAGGCCTTGTTGGAGTTTATACAGGACGCACTGAACCTAGCCGCTATGACCGAGGACAAAGACATCGTACTCGAAGTTGAGAATAAAGCGGACGAAATGATCCGCCTATTCGGTGGCAACGGTGTCTCTGTCACCTTCGAAGAGGATCACTGAGGCGGCTGGTTTGCCCGATCGATAATCTCTTGGTTTCTCCGGTCCCCTAAAAGACCGGGGGCCAAGGACCGAGCACGGTCAAGCAGGCTGCCGGCGCCACCACTGGCTGTAGATGCGGCTCGTTCAACGAATGACGGGGCCGCTGCGGGTTGTGGTGCTGCGGGTTGTGGTGATGAGGCCTGTGGACGTGGCGCGGGCTCCACGACATTGAACGGTTGGGTGGGGTCAAACATAGGTGTCTCTTCGGCATCTCCCGTGGGAACAATCTCCGTACGCATCAACGAGCGGCGGATACTGTTAAGCTCCCGCATAGGAAGACGCTGCAGGATTCGGGCCTCATCTCTAGCTTCCATGTTGACCTCACGGATCAATGCTTGGCTTACAGGCAGCGGAATATAATTGTTGCGCATTATGTTGCCGAGTTCCGTCTTGGAAACACCTGATCTATCAAACGCTCTGTAGACCTCTCGGCGGCTCATGCCCGCCGCCAGAGCTGCGTCAATCCTAGACTTCAACACAGCCTGCTGGCGACGGCGGGCATCGTTCCCTCGGACATATGCGTCGAGAACATCCGCTTCGGTTGCGTCGTTGTCATCCGCTAGACCCGTGAAGATAGATGAAGCACTGGTTCGAAGGGCCGAATACTCAGATCCCGCGTAGCTAAGGCTGCGGGGTATGTTCAGCCTCAATGCCCGAAGACCTGTGAGCATGGTTCCCGCTTCTTCAAACGGGCGGTACTCGTCACCCTGCGAAGACGGTGCTCCTGTGATGGAGCGAAGCGTGCGGCCTTCCACAAACTCGCCACTCTTAACAGTCACTACCTGATCAACGATGCCTGGAAGGAACGCTCCAACAACGTGGGTCAAAGACTGGGACAACTTGTCGCCTAGATTGTCGACAGGTTTGTAGATGTCAGCACCTGTCTGTGTCCTGCCCTGACGTGTGGTCACGTCGATGACTCTTTCCGCGGCCATGGCCTCCGATGCGAACGGTTCAGCAAACTTCTTAAACCCTTCCCATGCTGCAGAGACGACCTGCTCTGCAAAACCTGCGTCGACAGACCCTTTTTCATTATACTCCTGTCTCGCAGCGCGGGCCGGAGTGAGCATGAACTCATAGGGCAGCATGTACGACAGATCGATGTATTCGGCTTGGCCCTCTTCGTCTGGGCGGGTCATATACACAAGAGTGTTGCCCTTGGTCCAAGGAGCGGCGCCCGATTGCAGAACCTTTTCCTCGGCTTCGGTGACGCCAAGCATGTCGTGTGCCGCGGTCTTGAACGCGATAGGTGCCGCGCCCGCCATTGCGATGTACCCAGACAGCCGTTGAGCGCCAATGGCTCGAACTTCCCGAGCAAATATATCAGCCTGTTGCTTGCCCATGGCCGCGACCAGATCGTCGGTTGCTTGGAAACCCATTTCTTTGAGCGATCGACTTACGATGTTGCCCGACGTACGGATGATCTCCGCAGGGAACGCCATGAAGTTACCGATGACCGGAATCCGGCGGAGCTGTTTGATAGCGTCGGGGACCATGGAGTATGTAGGCATGGTCTGACGAACGATGTCCGTGACGAACATGTTGCCAAAGTCTGTGTTCGCAATGGACGACGACCGCTGCGCCAATCCAGATCGAGTGAGCGCATCCTGCACAGCAGAGTTGAGGTTCTCTATGTCAAGGCCACCCTTACGCATTGCTGCTCCGTAGCGAGCCTTTTCACCAAGAGCGCCGACGACTTTCCAGTAATCATCACCTAATTTGTATGTCTTCTGCATGAAGCGGACAGGAGCGCCGAGCTTGGAGTCACTGAACGTCTCTCCGGCCTGACGCAAACGAGCGGACACGCCGCCCTCCACTTGTTCCTTCATCAGACGGGCGAGCTCGTTGACCTGAATGTTCTGGCCGATCGCGCCCTCATCCGACATTGCCCGCAGGAGTTTGTATTGCTGCGGGCTGTCAAGTGCGTTGGCCAGCAAGACCTCTGCGCTCTCCAAAATCCCCATGTTTCTGCCAAGAAGCCCGTTGGCTCCTACAACAAACGTGTTGGAGATAAAGTTCCGGACCTGAGACAGCGGGTTCAGGACTGTCTTGGACATCTGAGACACACCCTTCAACTGCAGGGACACAGCTAAGGCGTCTTGGGCCCCAGAGTACGCACGGATCGGAGTTGTCAGAGAGTCGTAAACTTCAACAGGGACGTAGTTGCCCGAGAGAGATCCGAAAGTACCGCCGAACGGGTTGTCCATGTCAATCTCCCCCGCTTTAACGTAATTCAGAACCCCAGTCAGGTCGTCCACTTGGTTGGGTGTGAGATTTGTCCCGTCGATGACCAAGGGCCGAGCACCGTTGTTCATCTCTGAAACAGCCTGCGCCAGTGGCTTGGCGTTTCTAGGGACAAACTTACCCGCTTCAATCCCGCCAGACACGGTGTCGAACAATCTTTGACCCGCCATGGTGGAGGACAGATTGTCAATGGTCCGCAGGAAGGCCTCCTTTGGCTCACGGATCTCGCCCATCATCTCGCGAAGCATCGGCGCTTGGGTGAGCATTTCGCTGCGAGACTCGAGCATACCTTTCGACAGATTGAACAGAGACGCACGACCTTTTTCTGTCGCTGCGCCCCGCCCGCCAGCAAACTTTGCTGCACTAGCGCGTGCCTCGGGGCTTAGTCCCGTGGCGTTGAGGGTCTGGTTGAAGAGCCTGTCGATTTCCTGCCCCGCTTTTTGAGCCGCGGCGGTCGGATCGGCCGCCATCAAAGGGTCTTTCTTCATCAAATAGGAACTGACTTGGTCCACCGCCCCTTTGTATTGAGGCAACTGGGAGACAGGGGTTTGGAAGTTCTCAGGTTTTGTGTGAAGTTCGTATATCCGGCGAATGTACGAGCCTTGGTTCTCGTCAAACTGGGCTTTTAACGTCGCCTTCGCGGTGGCATCTAGGTTTGGAGCTGAATCGATCGAAGACCTGAAGTTTGTGCTCAGGTCATCGACTTGCATCCGCATGGCGTCGGCGGCTTTGGCCGCATTTTCCCCGTACCCGCTGACAAAGTCACTCCGTTGAATGGACCCTGTCAGGTAATCAAACGAGTCATTGTGGGCCCGTTGCACAGCAGCCTTTTTTGCGCCACGCCGCAGACCCTGTGCGCGAACAGCCTTCTTTACTGCGCTGTCGAAGTTCGAGACGAGGCCCGAGGCAATCCCCTGCTCTGTTTCACCAACAGCTTGACCTGTCCGAACAGCATCCGCGACTTCAGCAGGAGTAAACCCGTTGGGCGTCAGGCGCCTGCGGATGAAAGGCACGCTTGTTGCTTTGTCGCCTAAAAAATTCAATCCTTTTGACAGGGCTCTGGCTGTGGCCGGAACCCCAGGAACCATGGCCGCGCTCCGAACGACACCGCCAACAACGGGAAGAAGTATCTCCCCTGCAGCGTTGAACATCGCACCTTCAAGGCCAAGTCGGAATTTGTTGCGAAGGCGCACTGCGGACAAGGCCATCCCTGTCAGACCTTCTTCGTCCTCTGTACGCAACTGCTCCGGCATAGCATCCCAGCTGTCGGCCAAAGATGTGTTTGTGCTTGGGGAAACTAGGAAGTCGGCGACGCCTGTGCCTGCGGTAGTCAATGCGGCACGTCCGGTGCGGGTTGCAGGCAGCGAGCTTCTCTTGCCAAACGTGACCGCCGACCTGCCAAACCACGTGCGTGCAGCAGGAAGGGCTAATCCCGCCTTCACTGCTGTGCCCACCCGACTTGCTTTGCTTACCCAGCCGAGGACAGGTATCATCGCTGAACCATAGTTCACGACCTGCTCGATAACTTTGCCTGCCGTTCTCTCAGGGGTAAACCCCAAGAAATCCTTGCTGTTTTCGAAGAACCTAGTTGTCGCCTCTTGGGAGCCATCGCCTACAACACCCGTCGCCTCGAGGCCCATGGCCCCAAGCTCGCCGAAACCTTGAACAAAATCGACCACCCCGGCCCCCGCTCCTCGGGCCACGGAGCCAAGTACCGTTTGGTCGGTCTCAGGTTCCTCGCCCACGACATTGAACGGTTGGGTGGGGTCAAATGCAACGGGCTCGGGCTCCACGACATTGAACGGTTGGGTGGGGTCAAACTCCGCCATGAATGCTCCTGTTAATTTCTTGGTTAATTCCCGGGAAGTTGACTTCTAGGAATCTGTATACGTTGGCCGCCCTGCTCTATGGTGACCATATCTTCGCCGCCACCGCTGCCGCTGCCGCCGCCCGGAGGCTCGGTTATGCCATAGTCCCCATAGACTTGAATCTTTGCGGCGGCTATAGCATCCGCGAGAGTGTCGTACTCCCCCGCGGCAAACATGGTTTGCGCGAGCTGATACACTGCGGTCAACGGATCTTTGCGATCGCCGTAAATGCTGCCAGAACCACTGGACCGTATCCCAGCCAAGGTTACATCGCGATCGAACTTCTCCTGCGCCCGTTGGTCCGCCAAAACTTCTCCGAAAGCAGTAAGAGTGAACCTGTCGTTCCGCTCACTCTTGGCCGCGTTGCCCTTGCTGATCTGCGCAGTTCCCGCAAGCAGACCGTCGGCGATGTTCTTCATTGCGTTAGAGCTTTCCCCTGCAGCAATTCCGAAACCAACCATCGCCATGTTCATCCAGAACTCTTCTTTTTCCTGCGCGTCGGTTTGGCCCATAAGACCATCCAACATGTCCCTCATCGCAACTGTGCGCTCTTCGATCCCCATGCCGGATGTGTCAACGCCTGCAGAACCGAGGATCGCGGTGGAAGCCGTGAAGCCCGCGTTTGCTGGGTCCATGTCTATGTTATAGCTCAGTTCCGCGGTATCGATATTCATTGCGGGTGGGGCCACGTCTGCGGCGGGTGGGGCCGCGTCTGCGGCGGGTGGGGCCGCGTCTGCGGCGGGTGGGGCTGGGGTCACGGCGGTTGAAGCCTCGGCCTCCTCCACTCTGCGCTGTAATTCCGCCGCTTCGGGGACATCGCCGGGGAAGCGTGGTGTGAACCCCCCGTCTTCGGGGGCAGGAGTGACAGCGGCTTCGGGGGCAGGGGTGACAGCGGCTTCTGGCATTGTCATCTGCATGCGCTCTTGGGCCGAGCGGCGTATGTTGGAAATGTTAGCCATCTGCGCTTCTTGCTCGGCAAGGCGCTGATCCTCTTGCGGGAAACGATCCTCTTGTTCCGTGGGGACACCCAGCCCTCGGTTTGCAGCGTCTTCTCGCTCCCTCAAAGTGCTCGACTGAATTTCATCCATGGTCATTGGGACGCCAGTGCTGACGTCCATTCGTCCGGGCATAGCTGGTCGTCCGGCGACGTCCGGCGACGTCCCGCCCTCTGGGGCCTCGAAGCTAGATCGCTGGCTCCCCAAGATCTGAGACGACGCAAGCTCAGAGTCAAAGTCTGGGATCTGAGGTGCGCCCGTGTTACGGGCTTCTATGATTGACGAGGGGAAGTTGTCGCCGAGCTGCTCTACCGGAGCTCCCTCTGCAAACAACGCCTCGTCTCCAGCACCGATGTTGCGAAGAGAGTCCGCCTCGATCTGAGCCAACCGATCTACTTCAGGAGCCTCTTCTTTGGGCATGAACAGACGGGGAGCATAGTCATCCAAGTTACCGGAGTTAGTGTCCGGGATGTAGGTGTTTCTCCCAAAGTCTCTGAGATCTTGGGCGCCTTCAAAAGCAAACTTGCTGACATCTCCTCCACCTGAAACCAAACCTGCAACGTCGGCAGCCAGTGCCGCGCCCTCAGTTACCAAGAGGGACGCAGATCCTGCGATAATGTTTGCAATATCCGCAATGGCAACACCTGTGGTCTGCGCCATCTGATTGATGGACGCACCCGCTTTAGCCATGTCGAGGACACGCATCTGGTTCGAAACTTCTTCGCTGACTGGTTGAGACTGTGCAAAACTCTCAAGCCCAGACAGCTCCGGTGTTTGGTATGTTGGGCGAGGTTCCGGAGGAAGCTGGGGTTGCGCAGCCGCCATGACACCTGCACGTCGGCTATCAAACAGCTCCTCTTCGGCCGTAGGAGCCGTGGCCCCCTGATCCTGCTGCATTATCGCCCTCAAGACGCTTGGATCACGGACCGCGCGGCCTTCGCCGTCAACAATGGAGCGGCCATCTTGAGTCAAGAAGAAACTGCGGTTGCCGACTGTAGCAATAGGGGTGAGACCCTCACCGGCATTGACGACGCCACCGGGCTCAAACCGCTGAGTCGCGCCCATCAGTTCGGAGGACGAGGAAAGAATCCCGCCCATACCTGCCAGCTTGTTACGAGCATCTCGGTTAACGAACATCTTCCGATTCATAGCACTCATATTAGCCGCCTCCGCCGAACATGCCTGTTTGACCCAGACTGTATAGACCCCCAGCCAATCCTGCAAACTGCGATATCGGGCTTGCACTAGGCTGCTGCTGAGATGTGAACGTAGACTGAGACGTCGGCATCCCTTGGAAAATATCGGAGTAGAAGCCAAGCTGTTGATATGGCTGCATAACATTCTGGTATTCCGTCTGGCGCTGCGCATCGAACTCTGCTTGACGCTGCTGCTGTTCTTGCCCGCCGAAACTCCCCAGAGTATTGATGTCGTTCAGGTTCAGACCTTGGTACGCCTCGCCCAATTTAGCTTGCTGCATACCCAAACTGCCGATCCCCTGACCGAGCTGTCCGTACTGGGCTGCGCCAGTCTGCATTAGGTCTGCGCCCGCAAAACCCGCTTGACCTGCGGCCTGCGCCCGAGACAGCTGCTGTTGTTGCGCTTGGTTGTACCCAGTTTGACGCAGATTTGCTGCGGTGCGTGCCTGTGTGTCAAGAGTATTGCGCTGTTGCTCTGCCGCTTGGATCCCTTGACGAGACCCTCCAAAGGCGCCTGAGCCCACAGCTTGAGCAGCAAGGCCCCGCTGTTGGATGTCGCTTTGACGTTGGATGTCCGCCATAGACTGATCGATTACAGCCTGTTCATACGGGTTCATGTATGCTTGAGCGGCGTTTGGGTTTAGTATGTTGTCTGCAGTCTGCTGACCAATCTGGCTCGCGGAAGTAATCGACGCCGCCAAAGGGTTCAACCCCGCTTGCGCACTCTCAATGCCTGTCCCCAAGCTGGCCGCGCCAGCCTGAAGCATCGGAGCATACGACCCGACACCCTGCTGGGCCAACTCGGTAGCTTGTTGCTGCAAAGGTGTTCTTTGCGCAACATTGTATTCGGGCAGGGTATAGTTCTGTTTTCCGAGAGCTTGAGACCTGTCAAGGATCTCTTTCATGTACGCCTTCTGCCACTCCGGCAGGTCGGCAATCGATGTGGATGTTACTGCCTCAGCCATTGTGACGGCCTTTCATGTTTCCAGCTTCAGCAAACATTCTAGCAGCTTCAGCACCTCGAGTTCCATTTGCTGCGCCACCAAGGCGCATACCTGCCCGCTTCATATCTCCGTTAGGATCCATGTTCGCGAGGTCTTTCCCCGAAAGAATTACTTCCCCGTTTCCGACTGCGATCTGCTCAACAGGGCGACCATTTTGCATGATTTGCCCCGGAATAGAATCGCTGGTCACGGTGCCCGGTCCTTGGATCAAGCCCCCGCCTGCGAACTGCGCCAGTCCGCCGCTTGCCATCCCCTTGTACACAGGGCTAACTGTCTGTTGTTGGGCACGGGACGCCATGTACTGCCTGTCGTACGCATCTCGTTCTTCTGGGGTGCTAAACGCAGGTGCTTCTCCAGTGGAGGGGTCCGTGTACCGAGACTTGAACAGGTTGTCGTCCCAGCCTTCTTCTTGGCTAGGGCCCTCGTTAAACTTAGCCGTCTTTTCGGCGGTCAGATCAGGGGCGTCGTCGTCGTCAAACAGCTTTTCTTCCAAAACCCCTCCAGCGAGGGAGCCGAGACCTGTTGCCAGAAACCCAGCTCCGGGAAAGAGGAAGTTAGCGGCCAGTCCGCCGAGTAAGCTACCTATACTCATAGCGTATCACCTGACATCTGTTGGGGCATGGTTACCATAACGGAAGTACTGCGCCGTTCTGACCCTGTCCAAGGCTGTTTGCAATTAGGGCAGTTCCCACTTGGGTAAGAAGCAGTCTCTTCCGGCGTGTCAACCGCGTTGTCACAGTTCACACAGTGCACCATATCAGAACTCGTGGAAGGTTTCCACTGAGTCCCGTCGGCCATAGTCAGAATAGTATCGCTCATGTTATCACCAAAACCTCTCCGACCCCACCGCTGCCAGCCGAACCCCGTGCGTGGGGTGTGTTGATTAGCGCTATCTTAACAAAGCCGCCCTGTTGAAACAATGCCCCTGTTTCCAGTCCTGAGTCGTCAGTCTGTACGCTGGTCAATGTGAGATCTGTCGCACGCACATCACCGGGGTTTTGCGCCTGCTCCAGATACACCGAGAACGCTCGGATAACCTCCGAGAAATAACGCTGCTCGTATTGCGTCGGCGGGATTGGAAAGTATGGGCGGGATAGACGACGAGAAGCCATTACTGCCTCCCATCGGGGCGGATGTCCAACCGAGGAGAGCCAAGCCTCCAGTCCACACCAAGCTCATCTGAGCCCATCCTGAACCGCATCTGGCGCCCGCGCAGCCTGAAGTAGAGCTGTTCTGTCCGATCGTCCACCACGGCCGACTGCGTCTTAACAAAGCTGTTCGTTTGTGTCCGCGCATATGTCCCGTCTGGGGCGTTCTTGACGTCCAGAGTGATCTGGACGGCGGGCACCAAAGCCGTGGAGGATTTGAAATCCACGTCTGGGATCATTCGACGCAGCAGCATAAACTTCTCGCCGTCGCCGATGTCGACCGGGCTTGACTGAATGTACGCATTGATGGGGGACACTGGATCAGTTGTTCCGTCGTCAAACCCAATCTCGTGCTCGTAAATAAACCCGTCTGTGTTGGCGGCGAACGGGTAGTCAAAGATGCCGCGGTCAACCCATGCGGTTCGAGCAAGCGAACCGTAGTACCAGACCTGCTCGAGGTAGTTATACACGACGTACTTGTCCACCTCGTCGCTGTTCGCGGACGGATAGAACCACCAGATCTCAGCGTGCTTCGTGTTCAACGCCGCGTTTACTTTTGAAAGCTGGGATTCGTTCAGGTCAGAGAAAACAAAGTCTCTGACTGTGCATGGAAGGCGCTGCACGGCGCCGCTATACGCATAGAACTCAGAGCGACCCATCCAAAACACGTTGTCATCCACTGCGATCGCAGCATTTGGCCCTGCAATCGTAAGGTTTTCTGACAAAGTGCTCACACCGAACGTGAACGGTGGTCCCAGAAACTGCATAGAATACAGTGTCGTGTCCGTAAACACCAAGATCTGTTGGCGTGTCTCAAGGGCCCTGACGATTTCGGACCCAGAGCCAAGGCGCAACTCACCCGCGGTGTTGGTTGCAGTGGACTGCCAATCCGTCAGGGACTCCTGCGACGAGAACCGGATCGCCAGTGGATCCTGCACACCAGGGTTTCCCTCTGTGTCGCAGCCGAAAACGAGGATGTGCCGGTCTCGATCCGAGACCAAGATCTGCTTTGCAACCGTCGGTGTTAAGTTCGCAGCGGGCAAAGATCCGAGGCTCACGGCCCGCGCACCTATGCCATTGGTTTTATCCCAATAATAAATCCCGCCGTTACGGACGTTGATCAGCAGATCTTCACCAAAGTTGTCGTGCGACCAGAGGCGTAGCGTGTTTGTCACAATAGCGTCAGAAGAAGCCGAGCCCCACGTTCCACGGCCCCAGGTTCCTGCGCCCCAGCCGGCGCCAGAAACCCCGAAGTCCAGACCCGTGTTGATTTGATACGCACCCACAACCGATGCACCGCCGTCACCGGAATCCGAGCTGTTCGCGGAAACCAGTGTCGGAGTCAGCTGCCCGCTGACAGTGATGTCCGCAATGCTGGTGTCCGCGGTCCGCGCAACAATCTTGTAGCTGTCATCGTCGACAACCTCGGTGACATAGTACTCTTGATTGAGCACATCCGCAGTGATGGTGCCCCCCAAGCTCGACGCGCCGCTGAACGCAACAAAGTCGTTGACCACCGCACCGTGGCCCGTGTCACTGACGACAATCTCCGAGGATCCGTCCGTCGCAGCAAAGGTCACATCCCCTGCGGCCGTGGTTGTACGAATGGGGGTGATGTCGTTGTAGTACCCGCCTTCATCAATGTAGTACTTGAGGTTGGTTCCAACCCCCAGGTACTGATTCAAAGTGAGAGACACCCACGGAAGAAGGGCGCGGCAGCTCCCTAAAAACGAGTTGGATGAGCGCTTCTGCCAACCCCCAATTTTCTCCGGAAAACCTTTCTGGAATCGAACATAGTCACCGTCGAACCAACCACCTTCGTTGGTGTAGGAGGTAACCTCACGGTTTACCCCCGGAGTGAACTGGAGCTTAGATAGGGGCATCTATCACGAGATCTCTTCGTAGGTTACGATAATCGCAATATCGTTCCCAGCGGAGGCCGCAGCACCCAGCGACGTGTCTTCCTGGAGATAGATCGGGGTGTCTCTTGTTACCACGTCGTAGTTGCTGCTTGCCGCTACAGACTTGTTTTGGATCAGTTCAGACAAGGTGCCTCCAAGGTCGTCCTCACTGTAAATACTAACGGTGATGCCTGCAGCGGTAGAGCCGTCCACGTTCACAGCACGTACGAGTGTAACACGAAGAACCTTCCCCGAGGATGCTGCATTATTCAGCACGTTCGTGGCGCTTGTGGTTGCCAGATTTGTCGTGCTTGTTTTACCAATCATACTCGATATGTTTACAATGTTCGGCGCAGCCATGTCGCTCTCCTATACAAAAATCATGCTGAAGGCGAGTGCCTTACCAGTAGATGAGTAGTTCTCAAATGAAAGACCGCCGGAGCCATTTGTACCAAGGGCTTGCCCCGCAGTTCCGTCGGCCGTTGGCAGGGTCAACGCTGTAACAAACGCCTGTAAGTTAGCGTTATAAGACAGCACATTAACGCCGATTTCAAGACCAAGGTTGGTTTGCGCGGCTGAAGCAGAACTTGCACCTGTACCGCCGTCCGCAACTGGGAGGTCCGTAATACCTGTGATCGAACCGCCAGTGATGTTGACGCTGCTCATGGCAAAATTGTCTGTGACGTTTACCACCGCAGCGCCCGATCCAGCGCCGTCAGAGTAGATGACCGCGTTGTTTCCGGAGGCAATAGTTACGTTGGCCCCAGACCCCTGCGTAAACGTGCAGCTCTCACCCGAGGAGTTGACCACAAAGTATTGGTGCTGGGCGTCATTCGGAGACAGCGTGATGGTGCACGCCTCCGTTGCTCCAGTCAAAAGAAGCACCTTATATTGGCCCTCGGACAACGCACCCTCGGACGTGAGGATCGTCTTGGCTGCGCCAGAGGAGGACAGGTCAATGGTGCCCGCCCCGTTGGTCAGCCGGTCGATGATGCTCATGTTATTGTTGGTGGTTGTGCCCCATGTTGCGGACTGCTCACCGTTGCGGGGGAGCTCGATACCACTGTTTGCTGCATATGTACTAGGCATGTGTTTTCCTAAGCCGCTACAATTTCAGTCCAAACCGTGTTCTCGTCTGGAACAATTCTTCCCCAAACTAGCACAGTTCCTACACGTCCGCTAGATGCAACACCCGTTGGATAAACTGTTGCAGATCCCCGGACCTCCGCAACAGCGCCGACGAGTCCAGTAGCGTTTTGAGTGAAGACCACTGGAATGACGGCCGTGGTGCGCTGAGTAACCACGCCAACCGACGCTGGGCCCGCAAGTCCGGTCACAGACACCAAAATACCGGTGCCGACAGTAACCTGAACAGTGCCGACTACAGTGGAGGCGGCCAACCCTGTTGCAGGGACCTCCACGGTGCCTGTTACTTCTACAGACCCGAGCTGTCCGAAAGAAGAGACCCCGACAACAGGGACCGAAACACCGGTGCCCAAAGAAACCTGAACAGTGCCAACATTTCCAGAAGCCGAAACACCAGAGACACTGATATTATTGTCTGTAACCAAGGTCACAGAGCCGACAGCAGACGCGGCTGACACCCCCGTCAAAGCTACCGATGACCCAGGGCTATCGTCTGCAAGTGTGGAAGAAGCTAGTGGGGCAAAGCCGAGCATTGTCGCCTCCTTATGTCTTCGCGTTCATTCGGGCTAGTCTTGCGTCGTATAGCATAGTGCGCTCCGTGTGTTAGGGCGGTACTTCAGTAGTGGTTCATGCTGTGACCTGAGCGGCGGCGATAAACATCGCATCCATTTGCGCATCAGTATAACTGAGCAAGTAACCAAAGAATGCGATGTTTTCACTGGTGCGATTCCAGTCCTGCGCACTATCAATGACCATCTGTTCAGCCCATGAAGCTGTCTCTCGATACGTTTGCACCTCACCCCAAGCTGCCTCCCCGAGTGTCAGGATGCCTTGCATCTTAGAGCAGGACATACCTTTGCGAATGGTTTCCATATCGACATCTGGGCGTGTGAAGCCCTGCCCGTCCCATGCGTCACCAATCCTTGCGCCTGTCGCGTCGATCCAGACGTTATCTGCCGCTGTTTGTTCATCAGCCAAGACAATGTTTGTCACTGTGCCGTTTTTAATTACTGCATAGTTTACCATGATTTCACCACAATTCTGCCTTCTGCTCCATCGCCGCCGCCCCCATCATTTACTGAGCCGCCGCCGCCGCCGCTGGGGGCTATTCCATCTTCCCCTTTTGTTGATGTCGCGAAAATACCCGCGCCACCGTTGCCGCCAAACTCAGAGACACCGCCCGCACCGTTCCTTGCACCACCACCGCCGCCGCCGCCGTGTATAGTTGCTCCACCAGCAGCACTTGATCCGTTGCCGTAACCAGCTTGAGGAAAAACCAGCATGTTTAGGACTACCCTTGTGTTGGTGTAAGACTGGCCGCCTTGAACAGATCGCGGCAATTGCGTTTGAGAATTGCTACCAAGGCCCTCTGGACCGCCCGCTGCCGTTAGAAGTGATCCAAAGGAAGTGTCGCCGCCCGCCGCTCCGCCCTCTGTAACGCTGTTGTCGCCGCCCGCCCCACCCGCGCCAATCGTTACCGTCTCAGTAGCCGAAAGGTCAGAGGCGAGAAAGAGCTTACAGATACCTTCGCCGCCAGTTCCCCCGCCAGCGTCGGTGCCGCCGGTCGCATTTCCGCCGCCACCGCCACCAGCATTGGCTTCAACCAAAACCCACGTAATCCCCGCAGGTTTTGTCCATGTGCCTGACGATGTAAAGGTTTGGACGTCAGACCCCACGCCTGCGCTGCCGTTAGCCAGTACAAAGGCCGTCGTAGCTATCTGCGTTGTATCTGTGCCAACGGTCGCCGTTGGTGCGGCTGGCGTGCCTGTGAATGTTGGTGACGCCAAGGGCGCGGCATTGGCCGCAAGCGTGCCCTGTGCTGCTGTTGCATACAGTGAACCATTTTGCAGGGCAGTGTCTGCTTTACCGCCCTGTGCTGCTGTTGCTAGACCAGAAGGGGTGATAATGTCTGTTAGATTAGCCATGTGTTCGGTCTCCTGGTGGTGCTATGAGTGTAGTCTTACTTTTGCGGGCTGTCATCACTGCCAGTTTACATCATCGGTATAGTCTTGTGGTATCGGGTCGGATGCTTGTAGGGCAAACGACGCAGCAAAGATAGGCTGGCGGAACTGCATTGCTGCTACAAGAACGCTTTGCCATTCAATTGCTGTGACTACGCAAGGGCCGGTGTCCGTGACAATGCTGATTGCTCGATCGGGCAGCCCAAGGGCAACCAGAGCGGATGCAGCCTTAGAGACCTCGTCCCAGCCAGACATGTCGGCATCAGTTGTGCCAATGGTGTGAACCCCGCGTGCGTCTGCAAAGTCATAGTCGAAACCAGCGGCTAGGCGGCGTTGGCGTTCGGGGATGACATCTGCGATTGTGGGCGAGGGTACGGGTGGGCTGGTGAATGCTTCACCGTCCCATGTGTCACCAATCCTTGCTCCTGTTGCGTCGATCCATCCGTTATCTGCCGCTGATTGTTCATCAGCCACAACGATATTTATCACAATTCCGTTGTCAACTACTGCATAATTTACCATGATTTAACCACCATTCTGCCATTTCCACCACTGCCACCGCCGCCATTACCTGTTGAAGCACCGCCGCCGCCGCCCGGAACCGAACCATTGCTGCCAGCCACGCCGGAAGAATAACTTCCCGCACCTCCGTTGCCACCATATTCCGAAACCCCGCCCGCACTGCCACCACCGCCGCCAGCACCGCCAAGAACACACGAGCCACCCGTGCCACTTCCCGCACCTCCCGCACCTGAAGAATAACCTCCTCCGCTAGGGGTGCCGACATCGTTGGGACTTTCGCCGCCGCCAGCTAAACCTCCCTGGCTTGAAGTGCCGCCAGCACCACCACGCGCAGTGACTTGTGATCCTAATGTGGTGTCGCCCCCAGGGTTGCCAGTAAATCCAAGAACCCCATTGGCAATACCCACACCTCCCGCGCCGATTGTAACTGTCTCTGTAGCCGCTAGAGTAGACGCCAACAGTAAAATTTGCACACCTGCCCCACCTCCGCCGCCGCCAAAATTACCACTTCCCGTTGTGTTCGGACCCCCCGCCCCGCCGCCCACTGCCTCAACCAAAACCCACGTAATCCCAGCAGGTTTTGTCCATGTGCCTGACGATGTGAAAGTTTGAACGTCAGACCCTACACCCGCAGAGCCATTAGCCAGCACAAAGGCCGTTGTGGCAACCTGCGTCGTGTCTGTGCCAACGGTTGCGGTCGGGGCTAAGGGGGTGCCATCGAATGTCGGGGATGTAAGCGTCTTATTCGTCAGTGTCTCTGTACCAGCCAGTGTAGAAAAACTGCCGTCTGTCAAAGCCGTGTTGAACTCTGCTGTAGTGCCTGAAACAGTGTTTGACCCAAGGGCGACTGTCTTGTTCGTCAGTGTCTCTGTCCCAGCCAGTGTAGAAAAACTGCCGTCTGTCAAAGCCGTGTTGAACTCTGCTGTAGTGCCTGAGATAGTATTTGACCCAAGAGCGACTGTCTTATTCGTCAGTGTCTGTGTCCCGGTCAGTGTTACAGAGTCTCCACCCTGACCACCAAATTGAGCGGTCACTTGCCAGGTTGTACCATCGAACACCAGGTCAATGGAGATATTGCCTATGTTAACAACCAGGTCTGCAGCAACGCCATCAATCGTTTGCCCGTTGCGGGATACAGTAAGGTTGTTTGTTGCCCAGTCAGCTCCGTCCAGTATCCGGATGTAAGCACCTGACGCAGGACTGGCGGGGAGCGTTAATGTCCACACGCCGCCAGAAGTATCAGCGATAACAGCGTCGTTTGCTGCTGCTGTGTATGTCGTAGTCTTACGGATCCAAGTTGTACCTAGGTCCTCGGCTGTAGCACCGACGAAGACAGCAGCATTTCCTGACAGGTTAAGAGCTGATCCAGCGTTGCTGCTTTCAGTCACTGTACGGGAGAGAGTTGTACCGGAGGCAGTGTACACCCCTGTGCCAATCTCAAAGTCACTCCCATCTTCGATAACATAGCGAACTACATTAGCATCTACGACACCGGCATCGGCAAGGGTCTGGTAGCCATCCTCCGCAGAACCAAGTGTGACTGTACCTGTGCCTGTAGTAGCAGTACCTACCTTAGCTCTGTTTACGAGAGTGACCATGATTCAGATCCTTATGCGATGCGGATAATAGCGTTGCTCGCATCAGCCGCAGGGAAGACGATTTGGAAGTCGCCGGAAGTCGAAGACTTGTCCGAGCCGAAGTCCAATACGATAACAGAAGGATCACCCGCCGCAGTGTCGTTGTAGATCAAAGCTCCGCGAGCAGTGATTGTAGCCGACGTAAACGTGAGGTCTGTGAAGTCTGTCAAGGCAGTTGTACCCGAGGTGCTCGGTGTGGCGTTGGTCAGGGCGCCGCCGCCAGCGGCGTACGTCCCAGAGTTGGCCACCTCGTTGGTTGCCGTGTAGGCCGTGGTTGCCGCAGTGAAAGATGCGCTGTTGTCGTACAGTGCCAACTTAAACGTGCTGCCTGTCCCGTTCGTAAAGTCGTGTGTGGCAGTCATCAATTCTTGCTTGAATGACGTGCACATGAAGTTGCCGCTAAAAGCCATCTAAATTCTCCTTATGAGCGCGGCCAGATCGCTGTGGCCCGCTTGTTCCAATGCAGTATACACAGTTGTCCTGTCGCTGTGAATAGCCTGCCGCATGTAGTGCGCCACAAGCTGCTCGATCTGCTTAGAGAAAGCAGTCGCTTGGTCCCGTATCCCTGGGTGGGCTTCGCTGGAGACAGAGATGATTTTACCCACGCACTGTTCAGCTAGTTCTTCCGGGGTGAAACCTCGGTTATCTGTGGTCCGAACGCCGATGATCGGCTGGTCTTGACTCACGCTTAGATTCATCTCAAACATTATCGCTTGGCCCTCACAACTTTACCTGTCCGGTATTCGTCGGTGGTCTCTTTGGCTTCACCCAGCATCTTGATGCCGACTAAAGACTCCTGGAAACGAGAGGTGTACATCGCCATGACGTCCTGCTCCCCCTTCATGAATATATACGCCTCAACCAAAGCCCCGTAAAGAAGAGACATCTCTGCGTTCTCACTGAGCCATGTCGTACCATCCTCAGCACCTGCTGTGATGCTTCGCGGCCGATAGAAGTAGTGCAGCTCTGCCGTGTAGCCTTCGTCAGGCGTTGGTGCCAATACGAAGTTGTCGACGTCAAACTGGCTGTAGTACCTTGGAGCCCCCGTAACGGCGGGATTAGGGGTGTACGACTGCACAAAACTCATGTCTTTGAAATCCACAAAGAACTTGTCACCGGCGGTCCCCGTCAAGCTCAGGGAGAACGGAGCCAAGAAGTCTGAAGGAACCTTCAAATACTGAAAGGAGGCCGACGTCAGCGCCGTAGCGTTCTTGCGAAACAAACTCAGCTGCACGTTTTTTAGGATACGCTCCTCGGCAGCGCGAATGAACAACGGCAGGTTATTCACCAGCGTTGTCTCGTCGTTCTCAGTATAGTCTTGGACAGCCTGCTTTAGCTGGGCATATGTAAAACTCATGTCGTTATCACCACCACTGTTCCTACAGAACTTGTTGCAACCAGTTCGTTTGGAGGAGACAAGCCCGGTAGCGCGTTAAAACCTACGGGGTTCCAGCCCCATTGAACAGCCCTCTGTTGCGCAAGCCCCGATTCCGGCCGAGGGTTTCGAAGAGCCTGTGGATCAGAGCCCACCTTGGGAGGGGTGAGCTGCGGCTGCTTGGGGTCGTACTCGTCAGGGCCCACCTTGGCACCCGACCACTCAACCTTCATCTCACGAAGACGATAGCGGCGCCCAGACCGATCGGATATTCCCCATGCGTTTTTTTCACTAGCGTATGCCATCAGAACCTCGAATAACTACGGCCGGGCGTCAGCTGTAAAGGAACTCGGTCCTCGTCTTCATCCGCGGCACGTCGGAACTCCTCCTCGTAAATAGATTTCAAAATCTGAATACGCTCTGGAGCCCGCTTGATCGAAAGGTAGTAGGCCAAGCCCGCCGCCATACACGGATAAAACCGGAACGGAAGATCCGTTGTGTTTACCAAAGCATTCGCATCTTCAATCCTTTGGACGTAATAGTAAACCAGCTGGTCCGTGGAGTTCTCAGGGCTCTGCCACAGTGTTATCACCGGGTCTATCTGCCGGTTGAAGTAGAACTGAGACGGCCGCCCTTGATCTGTTTTGTTCGGGAATGACAAATACTGCCCCCGACTGATACGCTCAATTTCAAAGTCCGTGCCGTCTCGGCGCAGCACCATCTCCAACATGTCCACAACGTCAGAGCCCAGCGTGTAGGTAGAAGTGCCCTGCACCAAGTCTGTTGTGCCTTGGGCCACGGTCCACAGGTTCAACCCGCGGTTGGCCCAGTCCGCAAACATCAGGTTCAGGGACCGCCTAGCGGTCTTGGCATCGTATCCCGTGCGGACCTCTAGCCCACACCGCTCGTACGCTTCCTCTATCACCTCGGCAACGTCGAGATTAAAGGATCTTGATCCTGATGTTGTCATACTATCAGCCCATCTTTGTGTCGCGGACGCCGCGGCCTGCCATAGCGCAGCCACCCTGCTTGTACCGCACCATACCACCGTTCTTCTTGCCTTGCGATTCTTTTATCGCTTTGGCGGTAGGGGCTCCATCGTCACCGGGGCTGCGCATGCGTTCGCCGCTCCCGCCTTTGATGCGATCCTTCTTGTCACGGATATTGCTCCAAAGTCCTGGCTTGCTCATCTCAGTTTTCCCTTTCGGAGATTTGGATACTTGGAACGACGTTTGACGCCTCGACATTGTCATTGAGTCCAGCCCTTCTGACCAGGAAATCTTGCCACATAGGCTTAATCATATCGTGGTTCTCGTCAACTTTATAGCTAACAACCGCCATATGAGCGTTCATCTGATAGACCTGCAACGCGGCAAAGCTCAAAAGACTCACCCCGACAGTGCCGACTAAACCCAGAATTACGTCCGTAGGCTTCATTGTTCTACCACGCTTTACAGGACCAGTATCTGGCCTTTAGTTTGTCCAAAGTTCCCTCGTCACAACCATGTCGGGCCCGAAAAGACTTGCGCCGTTTCGGGTCCGATTTCTTGATGGTCATGTTGGCATCGCCAAACCGTACAATCTTTTCTTTGCCCTTGTCGCAAGCCTTTACAACAGACTTCTTCCCGCCAGAAACCTGGCGTTTCGGAACGTTGCATTTCATTTTGGCCTTGTCGATTTTAGGCATGAGAAGATCCTACGACAAGAAGATTGTCAGGTCGTTGTTAGCCCCTGTGAAGGCGCTGACATAAACGCCCCCAGTAGCAAGAACGCCGTCAGAAGGAATGTTCAAAGAGTTCATCCCCACCGGAAACGGTTGGAGGAGCAAAACCTCCCCCGAGGCCGAACCGTCCCGTAAAGTAAACGATCCTGCAGTTTCTGCGTAAATCACAACTTGACGGAGGCGAGACCGTAAGGGGCCGGCAACTCCAGCCGCAGTGCCTTGAGCCCAAGGATATGCTTTTACGTCACTCGACATGTCAGCCTCCTATTAAACGGTTGAGAAGGCGAACGCGCCGGTTACACCAGTTCCTTGGTGGTGGAAGTCGTACGAAACACGCCAGATGCCGGTTTGGCTGCAGGTCCAGAAAATGTATGAGCCGATGCTCATCATGTTTGTGGTAGCCGCTGCGGGAGTGAACGTTATTCTGTTGTTCCCGGCAACCGATACTGCCAACGATACTGCGTTTGCTGTGCGGCTGGATAGAATGCTGCCTACTTCAAAAACATCGTCGCCAGAAGTAGTGAAGATAAGGGTGTTCACGCCCCCTGCCGTGTCGACAGTCTGTGCGTGGCACAGGACGCTCTCTTCCGTACATGCTGGCAGTGTTACAGCTTGCGCAGCGGTGCCCGTGAAGTTGTTCAGGTTGACACCTAGATCGTAGGTGAGTGTGGCCGCAGTGTTTTTAGTCGATACTGCAAGCCCAGAAAGACTTGGTTTCAGACCGGAAATAATGCTGCCCTTAACGATCACCCCTGTCGAGGATACGATCGGTCCTGAAAAAGTAGTTTTACCCATGATATTCTCCTGTCGTGGGTTATGTCAGCCGCACCACGCGACTGTCAGTAGAATACACGTATGCTACATGAGGTCCTCGCACAAAGAAAGGGGCGATCCGAAGACCGCCCCTGACTCTAGTACTGGTTGGAGACTTATGCCCCCGGCGAAGCGTACACTGTGCGCGGGTCGCTAAAGCCGAAGCTGTAACGCTCACGCGCCTTGAAGCGCATGTTGCCGGTGTCGAAGTCACCTTCCATGTTGGTGGAAAGCGCGGAACGCTCAAAATGGACGAAGCCGCGAGGCGCGTCTGTTTTGATGAAGAACGCATCAGGGTCGGTGAGGAAGTCGTTGACGGCGTAACCATCAGGCAACATGCCCATCGAACGGATAGCGTTCGTGTCGTTGTCCGCTGTACCAACACGCAGGTTGGAAACCATCAGACGCTCTGCGATGAACTGCAGTTGGCGTGGGATGAGCAGCTTCATGCCGCGCAATGCGACTTTCAGACCACGTTCGTCAACGAAACCAGCGATGTTGATCAGAGCGTCTTCCAAGGAAGTTTCGTTCAAATCAGCAGCTACTGCTGGAGTGTTGGCAAAAGTTCCACCGTTTGTGAGCGGGTGGTCAGTGGAGCAAAGAGCAACACCGTCACCGCCAGCAGTGGGGCCGGCAGCGAATGCGTTGTTCAGCACAGACGCAGCTTTAACCTGCTTGGTGTGAGCCATTGAGCGGGCGAGGGCGCGTGTGTAACGGCTGCCGAGGCGGTCGTACAAGTTGTCCTCGATTGCTTCCTCAGTGATTGAGAACGCAAGCGCAATGGTTTCGTGGTTGTAACGAGCAGTGTATGCTTCGTTAGCGTCGTCGAAGTTGATTGCAGAACCTTCAGACTTTGTAGGTGCTGATCCAAACCCGGACAACATAACTTCTTCCTCGAACGCGCGGTCCGAAGATTCAGTGGTGAAGATCTCAGCGTGCTGGTTTTCGTACTTATTGTACTCCATACCAAAAAGCGCGTTGAGGCCTGGTTCTAGCTCTTTAGCTAGTTGTGCGCGTGAAATAGCCATGTGTTAGACCTCCTTAAACGCCAGTGGACGAAACAGTACCCGCTGCAATTCCGCCGTTGGCAGAGTTGAACGATGTATTGAGACGTACGATGAGTGGGATGCCAGCGGCGGTGAAGTCGGCGTTGTCGGGGTCGTTCTGGACGCCGATAACACGCAGCTGAAGAGCAGCAGTGGCAGCAACAGTGTTCAAGTCTGCAGTGGCAGACGAGATACCGGTGGTGTCATTGCCCGCAGTAGCCGTTGCCAATGCGATGTTCTTAAAGACCATCGCACGAACTTCCGCTTCAGTGTTCGCTGCTGCAACAACATTGGATGATGCAATAGTAAACGTCTGCATTGGATTGTCGTAAACAAAGGCTTTGATCGGGAAGTTTGAATCCGCACCCGCAGCAGTACCCTGCCAGGATGGAGCCCAAATAGTCTTCCCGTCAGATGCGCGGACGTATTCAACGCCCCAGAACACACCCAAGAAACCGACGTTACCACCAGCCGCAGCTTGCGCCGCAGAGATGGTGCCGCCCGCGATCGGGATTACAGGGGAGCCCTGATACATTTTTGTATTGTTGGCTGACGCAATACGATACTCGGTAGCACCCGTAGTATTCGCACCTTGCCCAACAATACCGATGGGCCGTAGCCCAAAGGATCCGTTAGAATTTGCCATAATAGCACCTCATATGATTAATCGGAGTCTCGTCTTGAGCCTCCGAACGATACGCGACTTTGCCGGTTATTACTAATCGGCATGGAAGGATGTTGTTCCTTCATAAGGTCCTGATCAACAGCAGTCATCTGTTCGCGGGTTCTGCCCCCGTAGTATTCAGTTCGTTCTGCAACTGTCTCGAGCGGGATTCGACAAAGCATCAGTCCGCCTTGGCCAATGATTCCCTCGTACCGACCGCCGTCGATAGTTGGAGCCTCATGGGCTGGATACTCATCTTTCCGGACAGGTTCCCATCCTTCGCGCAGCTTAGAGTTGACATTCATCTTGTCCTCTTCGCCACGCATTGCGAGTCGTATCCAGCGATGCACAAAGCCCTCTGGGGCCGGTGGTGCAGCTAGGTGACTGGGCGGTGCCCATGGTTTACGGCGCGTTTCTGTTTCGCGTGTTTCGCTTGCGCGAGCTTTTCTATCAGTCATGTTCTCAATCCTTCACGTATTTTGCATATTCTTCAAGCGGGACGTTTAGACGCTTCGCCATCGCAATTTGTGAAGGTGATAGCTTCACCGACCTGCGCCCTGACTTCGCCGTGCTGCGAGTAGCTGAAGCGCCAGCAGGTGCGACCTGTGCTCCACTCGATTTTTTCGTACCCGTGAACTTCTGTGGAAATTCTGTTCGCATACGTTTGTCAACCTCACTGTAGTACTCATCGCTCGAAGGGTCAAATCCTTCTTCTTCGACAAGTTTCCGGTGGATGCCGAACGAAGCATAAGTCATGACTTCGTCTGAGCCAAACCACTCATTCTTGTCCGCCCACTGCTGGGCACGAGGATCCGGTGTGGCTTGTTTCTGCTGTGCAGGCTGTG